ATAACGGCCTTGGCCCGCGTAAAGATCGCCTGGCACGCCTTAGTGATCGGCGCATCTGCGCCCCAGGCTGCAATGGCTTCACGCTCGCTGGTGATTAGCTTCAGCTCGTTGACTGCTGCCAACTGGGAGACATCAGGCGCGGTACTGGGGGTGAAAACGTCGCACAGTCCGATGATCGAAGACGACGGCAGCGCGATGGTGCGCGCCCCGGTGTCAACGGTCGTCATGGTGATGCCGTGAAAGAAACTCATAGAGCCAATCTCCAGATATGAAAAAGCCCCGCATAGCGAGGCCCAAGGGAAAAAAGAACGGGAACGAAAACGCCCCGGTTATGGGGCGTTCAGGGAGGACAGCGATACAGCGCCGACTCCTATTTGGTTGGCCAGCTCGATGACTGGACCTGCTCGACGATCACAGCCTCTCGAATGCGCTCCTCTAGCGCTGCTTTGCGCGTCAGCGCGGCATTGCGCGCACTCAACGAATCATTGCCCACCGCCTGCACTTGTGCTGCCGTGTGCATGCGGTAAGCCCCTGCACCCTTTGCGTCGACGCACCAGACAGGCGTTTCCCAGCTTTCGGCGGGGGCCGACAGCGAGGACAGCACGGCCGCCATCAAATTGGACTGATCAGTCGCTTGGGATGGATAGGTGTAGGGCTCGCCCAGGGCGCTACTCATAAAACCGCCGACGATGGCAGCGGCGCACGCGCTGCTAATCTCGACCAGCTTGTTGGCCTTGATTTGATCGAGATTGACCGGCACAACAGGCAGGGTGCTGCTCAGCACATGGTTTTCATCCACCCAGCGAGGTTCATGCGCGTTGGCTTCCCACGCGTCCTGAGAGAGTGGAACCAGCAGATCCGCGTCAGGCAGGATGCAATCCAGAGCCTCGGTATCAAACCAGCCGATCACCTCGCGGGTGATCGGGTCGAAGTAGGCGTAACGCATTGTTTAATACTCCAGAATAAGAATGCCAGGGAGTCCGGGACTCCCAGCGCCGCCGTTAGCAGTACCGCCTCCAGTGCCATACCCCGCGCCACCGCCACCGCCGCCACAGCCAAAACCACTCCCGGTACGACCAGTACCACCAGAGCCCGCACCGGCGCGACCGCGACCACCGGCCGTACCGAACGGGCCAGGACCACCAGAGCCGCCGTCACCACCCAGGTACTGCCCACGGGCATCGGTTCCGTCAGATCCACCGCCACCCCCCAAGCTGGCCGCAGAACCACCAGCGCCGGTGGTAATGTCACCACCTGCACCTCCGCCACCAGCCGCGAGCCCCAGTAAGGTGCCGAAGCGCGTGACCCCGCCGGTTCCGCCATTTTTCCCGGCCGTGCCGCTTGCCGCCGTCGCACCCGCCGCACCGCCCCCGCCGATAGTGATCGCGTAGACAGTTCCCGGCACAACAGTGATCGGTTCCGCAATCACAAACTGACCGGCGTTTCCACCACCGCCGCCTCCCGCCCCCGGCTGCGATAGCCCGCCACCGCTGCCACCCCCACCACCGCCAGCGCTCGCAGACACCCAAACCATCGTGACGCCGTCCGGGCAGGTCCAACTGCCGTTTGCGGTAAAGCGAACTATCGATTTCAGTCGGCTCATTTCCGAACGCAGAAACTCGGCATTTACGATCTGTTTGGACACATCGCCCGGCGCAGGTGTGGGAGCGGTCGGAGTCCCGATAAGCGCCGGGCTGTCGACGCGGGCCAGTTGCATCATGGAACAGCGATTGACTGCCCAGTACGAAGTCCCGCTGGACGCCAGTTCGATCATTTCAAACGGCGCGAGCACCAACGTCAGACCGCTTACGCCCGTGAGGATATTTCCAGACGGAACGGTCAGCGTGATTGATGCGTTCCCGGCGTTGTTTCGGAACAGGAACGTGGTGCCATCCGGCACGGTGGTCGCCGCTGGGAGCGCGATATTGGCATTGGGCGACGTGATGTTGAACCAGCATCCGTTTTGCGCTGGGCTAACCGAATAGGTAGAAGCCGACACCCCAACACCCACACCGATAAACTTCCGCGCCCAGCTGCGCACAAAATCTTGCGTTACCAGCTGATTGCCCGCCGTATTCGTTTCCGGCGTAGGACCTTTCGGCGTGCCTTTGAAAACAGGCGAGTCCGCCGTTAACAGCTCGGTGAACACTGGCCCGTTACCACCCACCGCAGCGGATGCAGTCCAGGTTTTGCCGGTAGAGAAATCGGTGAAAATACCGCTGTAGCCGTTGGAGTTATCCCGACGCCCCGTAATGCACCACATGCCATAACCCGGCGACCCACCACCCGAATCCAGCGGGACCGTAACGCCATTGAGCTTGCTTGCGCCGACGTGGATATAGCCGCTCCAGCCGCCCGGCTTGGCCCAATCGCTGTTTGACGCAAGCACCAGCGCCACGGGCGCGAGCGTGCCGATGTTGTAGGTGCCGAGGACATTCCACAGCGCCGACATCGTGGCGATTCTGTTACTGCTGTCGACCACCGACGGCGTGGGGGCCGTAGGTGCTCCGGTCAGCGCTGGTGAATCTGTCGGGGCAAACTCGCGCCAAGTGGTCCAGCCACCGGCCGCCTGCGTGCGCCAGAACAGATTTGGGTAGCCGCCCGCTCCTGCCAAGGCCGCAAAAATCTGCAGTGCGCCGCCGTTGTTGTAACGCGCGCAAATCAAGGTCGCATTGGCAGTGGCCGGGATGTTTAAGCCGGTGGAAGCCATGCGGAACATCCCGCTTAAAGGGGCGTCGTTTGCATCCAGCACGAGCGGTGCAGAATCAGTTCCGATGCCAAACAACGCCAGCAAACCACGACTGAAAGCGGTGGTTGAAATACTGGTGTCGTTGTCGGTCAGCGCGGGAGTAGGAGCCCTTGGATCACCCGTAAACACCGGGCTGGCAATGGGGGCCCTTAACGCCAGGGCGTTCATCATCGTGGTCGAGAAATTGGCATCGTTGCCCAGCGCGGCCGCAATCTCGTTGATCTGGTTCAGCGTCTCCGGCGCAGCGCCTACGAGGACCGTAAACAACTGCTGAACAAACGCGGTTGTAGCCAGCTGCTCGTTGTTGGACGACGCGGCTGGAGTGGGCGCTTTCGGGGTCCCTGTCAGCACCGGGCTTGCCAAGTTCGCCTTGGTCGCCAGCGCACTATCGACTTGCGTTATGGTGTAGACATCCGTCAGGCCATAGCCTGCAACGGTCGTCGGGTTGGTTGCCGCCACCACACGACCATATTTGTCGACGGTGACACTGCGATACGTGCCCGCCTCCACGCCCGTGCGGCCCCATGCCATCTCAAAGACCAACGGGGTGACACCCAGCGAGATTGTACCGTCCGCGACCAGCTGCCACCCGCTGTCACCATTGACGGTGCCTTGCTCGACGTGAACCAGCAGGCCCGGCGTCACACGCGGGTCAGTGTCAGCATCAGCAGCCCGAGCCCAAGCGCCCGCCGCCGTCACCCAAATGCCGTTTTCACGGGCGGCGGTCTGCTTGACCAACAGTACGCGCTTGCCGGAGGGCACTGCCACTCCGTCGATGGTCTGCAGGCCGCTCAACGCGATGTTGGCCGTGGTGGCCACCAGAACGGAATGCTTGAAGTCCTGCCGCGCCAGTTCACTGATTACAAACTCGCGTGTTGCCAACACCACACTGGGGTCAATTTTCAGTTCGACACTGGCCGAGTTGCTGACGATCAGGTTCATCCGCACAACCTGCGTGCGGCCAGAGCCTTGCGCCAGCAATGGCTTGAACGACGGCGCGCAGTTGGCAATCGCCACCAGATCACCGTCAGCATCGTACAAGCCGATTTCACGAATCCACTTTCCACCGACCTCGGCAGGAATGACCTGTTCAGCGACTATAATCGCCGGGTTGGCCGGGTCTTGGGTAAGCTGATTCAGGGGCGCTCGACGCCATTCGTTGATCAGCGCTTTCTGCTTGGCGTCTGGTTGCGGGTCTGCGCCGTTGGCATCGCCTACTCCCATCTGGGTAATCTTCCAGCCGATGCCCAGGGCATCGGCATTGGCCTGTTTGGCGACGCCGATATTGGTCAGGATGGCGTAAAACTGCGAGTTTTGATCGATCATGAATACACATCCAGGGTGTCGATAGTTTCTTCACGTCCGCCACGACCGATCACACCCGAGACGACAATGTCTCGCTGTTGCGGTGGGTAAACGTCGATGATGTCGCCTTCTTGCACAGAGGCGCTCAGGTAGGTGCTGCCGGTGGTTTCCAGACTGATGGCAAGGCCGATCAAGTGGCGGGAAACGGGCTTGGCGTCATCGATCAGCGCCGTCAGCTCTTCGTACATCTGTTCCGTGATGCCGGTGTCCAGCACGCCGACTTTCAGCTGGAACGTGCCGGGCTCGCCAAGCGGGTTGAGCTGCCACCATTCCACGATGTCGATCAGATAGCCCAAAGGCTCGACCACCCGACGCAACGCGCCGATGGTGCCCTTGTGCGCGTGGACATAGAACGAAGCCTTGACGGCATTACGCTTGACCGGCTCCGACCATTTCTCGTCCCAGCGGTCGACGGACCATGAGGAGGCCAGGTGCGGCAGCAACTCCACCGGACAGGTGTCCGGGTTGTAAAGTGTGCGCAGGGGCACGGGCGTGGCATCGACTATCGCAGCCTCAATGGCACGCTCAAGCTGCGTACTGCTGTTGGGCAATAGACTCTTCATGTCAGTCACCCTTGGTCAGCGTGAAGCCCTTGCAATAGGCGGCCTGTGACTTGCTGGGAAGAATGTCGAGCCAGTCGCCCAGGTCCACGCGACGAACGCCTGCGATGTGCAGCTGGGCGTCGATAGCCGAGCGAGCCACTTCAACACCCAAACGACGCCGAGGATTGATCCAGGCCTTCAAGCGCGCTTCGCACTGCGCCAGAATGGTCTCGTTCTCCGAGCCAGTACCGACCATGTGCACCACCGCGTTGATGGTGTAAGGCAGGATTTCAGCGCTCTGCACTATCAACCGATCACCCAGCGGACGAATGTTCTCGTCGCTCAGGTAGTCGCGTACCTCGTCAAGCAATGACTGGGGCGCAATGCCGGTTTCACTCAAAGCCAGCACCGTGACGACCACCGTAGAGGGAGACGGGCTTTCAGCCGTGGCATCAGCGACCAGGCCCGACGAGTTCCGGGCATGCAGGATGTAACTGTTACGCGGGCCTGCAGTAGTTAGCCCTTCATAGACCAACTGGATACGCTCGCGCAGCGCGTCGTCCTCTTCTTTCACCTCAGCCGTTGGGGGAAAGGTCGTCAGGTCTTCGGCCTGGATCACCAGGCGTTTGAGGTTGACGTTGAACGCCAGCTGATCCAGGTCAGATTTACGGGCGTAAGCCAGCAGCAAAGCCTTGCACCCATCGTTGACACGGGCGCGATTGCCGAGCTTGTTGTAAGCACCCAGTTCAATCAGTTTCGTGACGGGATCGCTCTCAAGCGCGGCATTCCAGTTGTTTCCCATCCAGTCCCGGAAAATGCCCAGCGCTTCCTCATAGGTGGTTTCAACGTCCAACGGTTCCAGCACTTGTGGCGCAGGCAGCGCCGACAGATCCACCGCACTCATGCTGTAACCTCCAACGTGAAGCTATCGCCCTGATACGTACCTTTCAAAGCGAACGTGACTTGCCCATCAATCACCGATATAGCCCGCACGGACTCGAGCCT